TGATCAATGTTACCTTGGTTGTACTCCTTACCCTGGAACAGGATCTTCTTAACGATCTCTGCAAACTCACCTGCTTCTGCAACAATACCAATAGCAGCAGTGTTCAGACGAGACACGTCACAACCTGCTTCATTCAATTCATTGATACGTTCAACATAAGTATCAAAGTTCTTAGAAGGTTTGGAGGTCATCACCTGCACAAACTTAGAATACTTGTCTAGATCTACAGACACAAGTTCAGCTTGATCTGCACGGTTTTGTGCAATACGTTCTGCAGTCTCAGCAACCTCTTTCTTTTGGTCGTCAGTCATAAAGCCTTCAGGTTCTTTTTTAGTCATAGTTAGAATGTAATAGTGTTAAACTTTGCAAATTTATCTTGAGCTGCAGATTCAACTGGGTCAGGATGTCCTGCATCAACCAACCCCTGTTGTTCTGACTGATCTATATTATACAGTTTCATCTTCGGCCTGTCAATACCTATGCAGAACCTTCTATAATAACTCAGATCATTGTATCGATTCTTCAATTGTTTTACCATGATCTGGTTCATTCCCTCCAATTCTTCTGTAGAAATAAGAGCGAACATAAAGTCTGCAGTAGCAGGTAGTCCAAAAGACTCAGATGTATCAGTAAGATCAACATCAGTACTACCAAAACCTGCACGGGTAGTTTGAGTAGCAGTAACAATAGGGAGGTTGGCCTCAACTGCGAGACCCCGTAATTCTTCTGCGATTGCTTTCACATAGGTATAAGAGTTAACAATAGTTCCCTTGTACCTAGATGATGCACAGATATTTAAGTAATCGATGAATACAATATCTGGTTGAAATCCTTTCTTGACAGAAAGTTCATTGAGTAGAGACCCGAAATGGCCAGCATGGGCAGAAGCTGTAGGGTACTCTTTGATGATGAGTTTTCCGTGAGTCTTACCCGCCAATTTAATAATCTTATTCTCGTAAACCTGATGTGGTAGATCCGAAAGATCCTGAATATTGACATCTAAAAGGTTTGCATCAATTCGTTCAGCAATTTTCTCCTCTGCCATTTCAAGTGTGATGTAGAGAACGTTCCTCCCTTGCATGAGTGAGGCGCTAGCCATGTTGCACATGAATAGACTTTTCCCGACACCTGTACCAGCAAGAGCGACATTGAGAGTCTTGTTAGAGAGACCACCTTTCGTGATCTTGTCGAAATATTCGAGATTGAAAGGAATCTTTTCTTCCTTCCTGTGATAGAAGTCATACCTTGTTTGATAGTCGTCAATAAAATCGTGGCCAATGTGGTCATCAAAAGTAACACCCAACGCTTCGGTCAGAATAGATGGGATTGATTCAGGATTTCTCTTGCTGTCCTTTCCATCTGCAATCTTAATACTCTCAAGAAGAGCAAGATAGACTGCACGTTCCTTTGTCCACTTCTCAGAAGAAGATAGTAACCAATCTATATCCTCTTTTTGATCTTCCATTTCATTAATGAAAGTGGCAGACTGAGAGAATGTATCTTCAGAGATTGATTCTTTGTTTTGAAGTTCTACAAGTAATGCAGACTTGGTTGGAAGATCACCATACTTCTGGAAGTAATTATTTATAATCTCGAACAGTACCTTATTCTGTTGAGCGTCAAAGTAATCTTCCTTTAGGAAAGGAATAACCTTACGAACGAACTCTTCTCTATAGCAAAGGTTAGTTAGTATTACTGTTTCAATTGCGTTCATAGATAATGCAGGTACGATCCAACGATGTATTTGGTGTGGCTCACAGGTATCATACCACAATGTGGGTACATCCACAAGGGGGGGAAGATAAGACATCTTCCTGTCTTTGGTTTGACATGGATATCCAGTCTAGGAAACTCAGTCGAACCGCCTTCCTTCACTGTGTTGAGGTAGAAGAAGAATGTCAGGAATCTTTTTGCCGTAGCGTAGTCCTGAACATCCACATGGTCATCAAATCTATCATGACCATCGTTATTATATTTTTTTAATCTATACTGTTCTAATGCATACTCTGCAGGAAATTCTCCTTGAATGTCAAGGTCCTTCTCATACATTTTTAGACAGGCAAAAGATACATTCTGCAGAACTTGGTGTTCTTCTTCAAATTTAGATTTGTTTTTTGTAAGATTTACCTGTGTAAAGTTTGGATACCCATCATCATCGTATCTCTCTTGAATATCTGAATTAGATTCAAACTTACTGATCAGTGTCCTACAAGTATCCCTAGGTAGAACGTCATCATAGACCTTTATTAAGCTCTTCAAACTCTTCATAAGTTACAGCCCTCCAATTACGAACGTCAGTTAGTGGTTTCATTTTCTGAATCATTTCATCTACTTTACCAGCAACTACATATGCTCTGAAGTTGTCTCCACCATCAACTAAAATCATAGGAGTTGGATCAAAGTCTTCTGGCATTTTCATTATGCCATCGGCATCCTTAACTGCTTGTGGATCTTTGTCATGTTGATGATCACATTCATATTGATCATACTTTTTGTTCAACCAATCCTCTGCCGTCTTCTGTACATTTGCAGTGATAGTTGTTGGACTACCATATGCGTCAGAGAGTTTTTTAATATACTCTTCGGCTGCAGCGATACCACCTTCGATATTGACGGTAGCAACATGCTTCATTAATTTTTTAAAATCATTTGGATTGTAAGGATCAAGTTCAATGTCTTCAACCTTACCATCATATGCTACACTGCCACCAGGACCACAGTCAACGCAGTCTTGAGTCATCTCAATAACTTCTTTTACAATCTCTGCCATCTCTTCAGGTGGCACTTCCGATGCTCTAAATTCATCAACCATAACCGTACTCCTTTTTCGCAGATTCGTCTAGTGCTTGCATTATTTCTGGTGTGAAATACTTCTCAGGATCCTGGAGAATAACCTTAGGATAAACAGAAGACTCACCAACTTTATAACGATTTCCATTTCTCTGGAAGACTCCATACTTCTCACCCAGTTCCAGTAGTCCGTAATACTTATCCAACCCTCTCTCATCGTAGAACAATCTCGTTTCTACCATAGAGTTCTCTTTGGTCAATCGAGACTTGGCAGTCTTACACTTGATGATGTTACCAATAACATCCTTGCCATCTTTCTCCTTAGATTTGGAGAGATAGATGATGGTTGAAGCGGCATACTTCAATCCCGATCCACCACCCATCTCTTTGGTAGGTACATAAGCACCCACCACATCATATGTATGGTTGGTTACGATCATAGGAACGTCTGCTTTACCTAACTTAAGAGTTAAGACCCTGAAGATAGACTTCACAACCTGAGCACGGGTCATATCACGGGTCTCTTTACCTGCCTCAGAGTCTTCAATCTCCTTAGTAGTAGACAACATACCCAGAGAGTCCAGACAGAACATCATAGGTTTACGATCTTCTTCCTTTTGTTCCAGATACTTATCAAGGATCTTGATTGCCTGAGTTCTGAACTGTTGCACTGTGGTAACAGGAACAATGACCATACGTTTGGAATCAATGTTCCTCTCTTCAATCATCGATTTAGAAATTGCAGACTCAGATTCAAAATAAATGCATCCAGCCTCAGGATTATTACTAAGGAAAGAACGAACGACACCAAGAGTAAAAAAAGTTTTTCCAGTGCTTGATTCTCCTGCAATAGCGGTGATTTTGTTTGAAGGAATGCCTCCAAAGATCGAACCACTACATAAGGCGTTGAAAATATAAGAACCAGTATCAACGTAAGATGAAACGTCACCAGCAGCAACCCCCTCACTAACAAGTCCAGCATATTCATTGTCAATCTCCTTGACAATATCGTTTAAGAAATTCATAAGTTAACCAAAAAGGATATCAAGTGTACCAACTCGTTCAGTCTTCCAACCAATAGAGTCTAGAATAATTTTAAGCGGATCAAGAAATGACTTTGTGAACTGTAGTTCCCAGTCAATCGATCTTTCTAAATCCAGTTCCCTAGGGAATGTCTGTAAGAATGATACTACATTCTCATTGATCTTATTAGGCGTTTTGAGGTATAAGAATTTGATCTTCTCCCCATCATTGACCAATGGATACTTACTAGTCAAATTATTCTTTTTAACATAGTAATTATACAGAAGAGTTCCCCGTACATGAATAGGAGTTCCCTTACTATAAATCGTACCAAAGTTGCCGAACTTTGTCAACCCGTTCACACTACGAGGGAATGAAATGTCTTCTGGTAGTAAGTTCTTAAACTCATCTCTGAAGTTTGCTATGAAGTCAATCAAGTCTTCTTCAGTTTGAGTCATGACAAGATTGATTGCCTGTTTAATCTTCTCTCTGCATGGAGAGGGAGTAGAAGATTTGACGGCTTCAATACCCATCATTTTTAGTTTTGGTTTTTCATATCGGACACCCTCACTATCCCATACGTTCAACATATATCTTTTCTTTGCAGTCCAAATACCTTTATCGGCAATGTTCTCCCTCTTCATTACCATTTTTTGTTCATAAGCCGTGACATACGTCGCAAGTTCTTGATACGAACGTTCAATAAAAGGTTCCAGTTTCTCTTCACAGATCTTATCAAGTATTCCCACAACCTTTGCTTTATCATCAGACTTATTACTAAAAAATTTAGTAACAAGAGGTCCAAGGTTAAGATAGATTGAATCGGTGTCAGATGCAATAACATAATCTTCCTCCTCTGTTTGCAGTAGATTATTTATGTACTGATTCATGTGTTGTTCAATCCACCTGATAGAGACCTGACCCGAAAGAGTAATAGCCTCAGCATTTTCGATACGAAAGTACCTGAAGTATTCGTTACCGATAGCACCATAAGCAGAGTTCAAAGAGATCTTCTTTGCCATCTGGATGTTATTGAAGGTAGAAATATCTTTCAGGAACTTAGGATGTTTCGTCTCTTCATACTTCTTCTTAGCATCAAGCATCTTCTTCTTGAAGATAACCCTATCGTTATACATCTTCTGCATCAGTTTAGGCAAGAATCCCTGTTCATCCTTACGATACATGGCACCGTTAGCACATACAGCATACTGGCTGTACATCTGTAGATCCAACTCTTTGTTGAGCAATCTATCTACATTGATCGATGGATGTTTTTCGGGAACCAACGTCTCTGGCGAGATGTTGTATTGCATAATGAGGTGAGGGTATAGGGAGTTGAGGTCAAAACTGACAACCCACTCATACATTCCTGGAACAGGTTCTTTAACATAAGCACCAGCATATTGACTATCCTTTCTTTGTGGTTTTTTAGGTGGGATAACAATCTTGTCTTTCCTCAAGTGATTGAAGATAATATTATCCCACATCCTCACCTGGTAATGAATATCATTGTAGTTGACTTTTGAATCATATGCCATGGTAATGGCAAGTTCAATCAACTTCATCTTATCCTCAAACTTATCTACAAGTTCAACGTCATGAATGTTATAGTCTACAAACTTCTGGAAGTCTTGAGTGTAGAAGTCCTTGAAGTTTTCATACTCACTATGATCCAACTTACTTTCATCAAGTTCTACTTGAGCAATGTAATCCAATCGGTAAGACTCACGATTAGTGTAAGTGAATCGACGATATAGATCAAGGTAATCACAGACAGAGACACCAGAGATATTAAACTTGAGTTGAGATCTACCTCTGATATTCAATTCTTCAGATCGTACCATGTTCCAAGGCGAAAGAGTCTTCATTTCTTTCTCACCTAGTAACCTACCAATACGACCACATAAGTATGGAACGTCAAAGAAGTCTACGTTCCAACCAGTCACAATGTCAGGCGGATCGATAATCCAATGATGTAAGAAAGCTCTAAGAAGATGATACTCATCCTCACACTTGATGTACTTGACATCATCCCTACTGTTTTCATAAGGACGACTACCGAATACAGTAATCTTCTTGGTTTTGAAGTCCTTGATACTGATCAATAGAACTTCTTCAGATGTCTCACGAATATTAGGGAATCCATTCTCTGCTCCTGTCTCGATATCAATCGTGACTAGGTGAATGTTATTCATGTCCCACTGAATATGTTCTTCAGGGAACTCATCAGAAATAAACTGATACATGAATCTAGTATTTCCATAGACATCAAAGTTGTCTACGTTCTTATACTTCTCTACAAACTCGCGTGCTTCACTTACCTTCCCAAATTTAATAGGTTCTACATTAAGTCCATCAAGTGTCTTGTAGTTTGATTCATGGGCACTCTTAACAAAAAGAGTAGGTGACAACTTCTTGCGGGTAATGACCTTGCGGCCATTTTCAAACCCACGATAAAGAATATTGTCTCCTACCAGTTGGACGTTTGTGTAAAAATTCATTACGAAATGGTTTCTTTGTACTTATCAAGGACTGATGGACTTGGTTCTACTACAGTAATAAAGTCTTCTTGAAAAAACAAGGACTCATTTTGTGAAGTATACTTTGGCCATTTAGTAAGAACTACCCCGTCATCATCTTCAGTAATCTGATAGATGTTTTTCAAATAACAAGATGGTTCTTCATCCAATTGTTCTAGTTGAGCGATCAGATAAACACCAATCTTCGATAGAAAGACCTGGACATCACTCATCAGATACATCCTCTTCTACTACTTCAGTTTCAGATACTTCTGAATCCTCTTCTACTCGTTCTTCTTCTAGTTCTTCTTCTTCTGGTTCTTCCTCAGTTTCCATTTGCACAAGACGATCAAGAAGTTGAGTATACTTTTCTTCTACTTCTGGGTGTGCATCATAAGCAGTGACTAGGAAGTCCAGAGGAATATGAATACGATTGTCTTTAGCAAGAGGACACCAAGGATAGAACTGAAGACGAACTTTATCCAATTGGAATGGTTCATCAGGAATGCCAGTATCCAATCGGCCCATGTCCATAGACAAACTACCATCAGGTTCGTGAAGCAAATCTTTGGTATCTACTTCTTCCACATCATCATCGTCATCCTCATACTCTTCTTCCCTAGAGAAGTAGTCATCTTCATCGAGATAATGTTCGACTCGATAAGGACTGGTCAAAAGATAAGCCATAGGCTGATCTTCTTTATTTCTAATTTCTTTGATGTCAGCAATGATTTCATTGCCGTCTCTCAACTTACATACTTTTGTGGCCATTCAGAAGGTTCTCCTAGGTTCCTAATATATTAACAGAGAACTCGACGCCTGTCAAGTCCCCTAAAGAGTTTATTTATTTGATCTCATAAGTCTTCAATTTTTGATGGTCTGGAATGATTCTTTGTAATTCTATCACGAGTAATCCATTAGTGAAACTGACTCCACCAACTTCTACATCATCACTGAGGTTAAATCCTCTGGCAAATGTACGTGAAGATAATCCACGATGCATATATTCTTCTTCACTATCATTCTTAGGTGCAACAGATTTTACTAAGAGTACATTCGACTCAGTAGTAACTTCCACCTCATCTGGTGACCATCCAGCAAGTGCTAATTCAATACGCCATTTAACATTTGATTCTTTGACGATATTGTATGGAGGATATTGTCCACCAGGATGATTCGATCCATATGAATGCAATCGATAGAAGATATCATCTAGTCCGACGCTGTATCTATTTGCAGCATCAAAAATTTTATCGACATCTTTCGATGTCCATCTAGTAATGTCCATGTAACTTCCCCTTATAAAGCGAGATTGTATTGTGATGTCCCCGAAGGCGACACAAATATTTATAAATTTGGTACAAGGGAATACCGTACAACGATTTACAGTAACCCGTAAATAAACATCTCGTCTAAATAGAAGATAACATTAATTTCGCAGGATGAATAAGTTTCTACTTGCTTTTGGAATGATATTGATGACGGCACCTGCACATGCCGATATAACTTCACAGATGACTACTAGCATTCAATTGACTGTTGATGCAGCTGCTTCTCAAGCGACAAGACTGGGGTCATCATACTCAGTAACTGGTAGTAATGTCACAGCCTCTACTCTTGGAGGAATTACGGCACCTGCAAGCGCAACCGCCGCAGGAACTCTGTCCGCCGGCTCTTATTCACAGACAACGGACGGATCTGCATTCAACTTCACAGAGTCCTTTAACCAAGGAGATGCAATCCCAAGTAGCACAACCATCACTAGTGGTGTCGCTCCCACCTTGCCCGCGTTTGGAAGTGTCACAACCACTGCTGGTGGCGTGGCTGGTACTCTCGCTGGTAGCGTCGATTCTGCTGGCATTATGTCAATAACTGCAGGAGGGGCTGGAACCAGTGCCACTGGTCAGTTCGTTACTGAAATCTACGTTAGATAAATCATGACTAGATTTCAAGAAACAATCGGTCTCGGATTGATTCTTGGTGTTCTCCATGGGAGTGCTGCATATGCAGTCCCCGTGGTGCCAAATTTCACTCAAGGCTCTATGACGAGTCGTACTGAGACCACTCAGAAGATAACTGAGACCATAAATTCGATGGACTATAACACTGGGTATCAGTATTCAGCTACTGGTAGTGGTATCACAGTGAATGGAAATTTGTCTCCTGGAACAGGAGCAACTAATGTAACTATTAATGGAGTGACTTCATCATGGACTGGAGTAACAAGCAAACCTCAATTCACACAGACGACACCATCAGCAGCGTTTCAATTCACAGAAACCTATCAAGGACCTGGTTTAAGCAATCAGACAATTATTCAAAGGGAGACGGACGTAATAAGCGTCACCGACACAACAAGTATCTTTACACAATAAAAGCATTATGTCTATCTGTCCTAAGTGCAACTGTAGTTGCCCCTGTAAATGCAGAAACTGTGGGGGGTGTAAGTGCAACGGCAAGTCCAGTAGCTAACTCTTCAGGCTCCGTTACAAACCAGGCCATTCAGGTTCTTCAGGGACCATACATCACTAACACATATGGTGGGGGGATTCAATGTCAAGGGCCCACTCGTAACTTCACACCATATGTAACAGGAAGTGCTTCTGCATCTAAACCATACGAACCTTTCTATGATGATCCAGTATATGATGTTAGTGATATAAATGAAGACGGCCTGTTAGACAATCCAGGCGATATTCTTTTCACTAAAAGAACACGTACTGGACAGAAGGATAACTACAGTCTGGGTGTAGGTTTCTCTATGACATGGAGCACACCTACAGATAAGAAGTTACAAGATCTCTGTAAGGAAGCAGCTGCTTCTAACATTGAGATGATGCAACAACTGACTGCTAATAAAAGATTGGACTTTGAGATTGCAAGACTTAAGAATTGTGGCGAGTTGAAGTTGAAAGGAATTCAATTTCATCCCAAGTCACCATACTATTCTGTATGTGCTGATGTCTTAGTAAACAATCCACCAGAACATAAGCATCCACACTTACATTCTATCCCTTCCGTTTCTTCTTCCGAGGGAAGACAGACCGCAATACCCGTACTGCCTCATTCATCTGACGCTGCTCTGCTCGGCGCTCCCCTGCAGACAAAATAGGAGGTTTCTTACCACGTAAGGTAGAAATCTTTTTCATAACTTTCTTAACCGCTGGTTTGACTGCTTTTAATAGTATGTCTGCCAGTGGTTTTGCTATGAGTGCTGATGATGTAGCGATGACAGCAATACCACCTACCTGCATTACCTGTCCACCACTAGGTAGACCAGCAACAATTTGTGTGGGGAGTCCTACTGATTCTGTTATCTGAACACACGTCTTATCAATGAGTTTATAACCAGTAACTCTCTTTCTAAATCCTTCTACTAATGTTCCTACAGGTTCTTGTGCTACCTGAACCTTTGTAGGACATTCTATTTTGGCAGTAGGTGGTGGAGGT